CAGAAGATTTGACAATAAGATCCTCTTCCTTAAAGAGAAGGATCCTACAAATAAATACATTGATGCAACTAATGCGATCTCCAGAAGACTTGGTGAACGCATGTTGAGAATGCACAACTGGTTTGAGCAGGGTAGTGAACCTATGGGAGTTCCTCATATTACTGCAGTTGATGGTAAAGCTATTACCGAGGCTGCTTCTGTTCGACCTGGTGCAAGTGCAGGAGCTGATTCAGGTCCTGTAATTAACCATTTTATTTCCTTCGAAACTTTCATGAGATTGCTTCAGACTTCTCAGTACAATAGAAGAGATATTGACTTCCTTATCAGTGGATTCAAGTTCCTTCCTTTGTACATTGAAGCTATTCTCTCAAATGAGCTTCGTTCGGTTACCGATATCTATGATACCATTGTAAAGCTTCTCGCTGGATGTTGGGGAGCTGTTGAAAACAACTACTATGGTCTTGAGTGTCTCTACAATGCAATCTCCGAATGTGAGGATGTAGTTGAGCACTGTGCTATCGGATCCTTTGACATCTATGAGACGAAGCAAAAACTCGGAGGATTCTTTGAAACTGTCAAGGATAAGATTCTTGATTCCGAATATTACATCACTCATATGAACAGAACACCCGATGATGTAACAATCACTGAGGCTGTAGATGAGGATGATGACGATGAGTTTGATCCCGATGAAGACTATCGTGAAGATACTGAAGTGAATCCTCTTGTTGAGATGGGGCTCGGATATATCTATGATATTCTTCCTCCCGATGAGGAGATGGATGAAGCCACTGCAGATAGAGTGCTCAATGCACTTGCAGAAGCAGCAACTCAGAATAATATGCTCGGTGTTCTGACAGAGGGTATCCTCAAGGATGAACTCGAGTTCCAGAAGCAAAAGAACAGAGATAGGTACGAGGATAGACGAAGCATCGCTAGAACTCGCCGTGAAAACAGAGTAGCTCGTAAAGAGCGTATCAAAGACCGTAAGTCTGAAGATAAATACACTGATAAGCGTAGACCTATCGATGATAAATATGAGCGCGATAAGCGTAAGTCTGATGATCGCTATGCTGACAAGCGTAGAGAGATGGATGATGATTATGCTGAGGATCGCAGAAGAAGAGACGATAAATATGCAGATAAGAAGCGTGCATCTGATGACCGTTATGAGGATGAACGCAGAGAAAGATCTGACGAGTACGAACGTGACAAGCAGACCAGAGAGCGTCGTGAAGATGATCGTTACTCTGATAAGAGACGTGCCGCAGATGACAAGTATGCAGATCGTCGTCGTGATGAAGAAGAAGAAAACCGTCGTAAGAACGATAAGTATGAAGATGATCGTCGCAGAGATACTGACCGTTATGAACGAGACAAACAAACTCGTGAAAGACGTGAGGATGATAAGTATGAACGCGATAAGCAGGTAAGAGAGCGTCGTGAAGACGACAAATACGCTGATAAGAAGCGTGCATCTGACGACAAGTATGCCGACAAGCATCAGAAGAAGCAGGATAAGTACGAGGATGATCGTCGTAGACAAAATGATGATTATGAACGTGACAACCGCCGCGAGGAAGACCGGTATCAGGAAAAGAAGCGTGCGTCTGACGATAAGTATGAGGCAGTAAAGAGAGCTCGTGACGATGATTACGAAGATGCTCGTACTGCTAAGAGAGATCGTTATTCTGATGAACGTGAAAGAACCAATCGTCGTATTAACGATGATTATGAACATGAAAAGAATATGCGTCATAAGCGTGAGGAAGACGAGTACGAAGATGAGCGTCGTCGTAAGAACGATGCTTATGAGGACGAACGTCGCCGCAGAAATGATGCATATGAAGACTCTCGTAGAGGAGCATCTGAAAGATACGATTCTAAACAGAGAGTCAAAGAAGATAAGCAGAGAGCGAAGGATGATCGTAAAGCCGAGAAACTTCGTTTGAAGCAAGAACGTAGAGAAGAGAAAGAAAGATGGAAGAGAGAAGATAGAGAGGAAAAGAGACAACAGAAGAAGATGAATAAGGATGCTCGTAAGATGGTCCTTGTTGAGAAGCTTCGTTCTCTCCCTCTTACCAGTAATGCAGCCAACAAGGCATATGAAGCATTGAGAAGAGCAGTAGGTGCAGCAGTAGCTGGCGGTATTGGCTCTCTTGCTGGATTGAATCCGATTGTTGGTGCAGTATGTTACCTCATTCCTAAATATCTTAAGTCTTCTACTAAAATGGATCCCTATGCTGCAGGTAAGGCTAGATCGAAAGCTATTGCTGAGATCAACGCTCAGATGAACCGTCTCGAGACTAAGATGGATGAAGCTGATCGTAAGGGTAACTATAAGGCTAAGGCTGAGTTGTCCGCACTTCACCAGAGACTCGAACATACAAGAGCTAGAATTGCTGCAGATGCAGGATCTAAGGGAGGAGCTGTAATTTTATGAGTTTACTTTCATCTACCCTTATTACTCGTAAGAAAGTCTCAGTCCTTAATGAAGCAGAAGATAGCAAATATGGTTTGTCAGATGCAATCATTGCTGGTATCAGCGATAGTCCTACTGATGAGCCCGAGAACGTTGAAGAGGAGACTCCCGCTGCGGAGTCTCCTGTAGACGATATGAGTGCTGATGCTCCTGCTGAAGGAACTGAAGATTCTGATAATGCCGATCCTACTGCTACTGGTGATGAACCTCCTATGGAGGACGATCCTACCAGTCCTGCAGATGAAACGGAAGGTATGGAAGATAATACCGATGAGTTTACCGATGAAGAAATGGCTGGAGACGGCTCTATGACTGAAGATGAAATGCTGGCAGATACCCAGAAGACGCCTGGTCTTAGAATCCTCACTTCCATATCCGATAATCAGTATAAACTCTGCAATGCTACATTGCATCAGAAGTTTACCAAATTAGCTTCTGAAATTACGGATATTATTAACAATACAATAATGGTTATCCGTCCTAATAACGATCGTGAAGCACAAGTAGTTGGGATAGTTCACGATAATCTGTCTAAAATGGTTACCGATATTCACAATTATTCACTTTATACTTTTAGCGATACTTATGAATCAAACGTTGTAGCCTACATTTCTTTCTTGAAAAGATACAAAATTGCTATGCAGATTATTGACGAACTTATCAAAGCTCGCAACACAGAAGATCCTAAAGAGGATAAATAACCACAAAATTTGTAAATTATTATCAATTATTTCCCTAATATTAAAGTGAATTAATTGTGTAATTTTTAACATAATATTAAATATTAAGAAAAATTGCTGTTTTTTAATTACCATTTTCAATAACTCAAAATAAACAATATCATATCCTATATAGGAGGAATAAATATATGTCTATGAGAATTTACACTGAAGACAGTTTGGGTCTTTCCTCTTGTAACGAGTCTGCCATCCGTGGTAATTTTACCAAGATGCAGACTGCCATGAAAAAGGTAGGTTTGGACCCCTTCAAGAATGTAAGCGAGATTACTCGTACCCCTGAGTATATGAAGCTTATCACCGAGTCCGTAAAGCTCAGCGCAGACGCTACTGCTAACAAGTACGTTGCTGAGGATATGGCTCGTCTTAATACCCTTTACGAGAACGTCGGCGCACAGATGCTCAACGAGGCTGTTTCTTCTGTTGCTGACCTTTCCCCTATCATGATGAACTCCTTCGGTATCCAGGAGAGAGCACTTATCTCTGCTCACCTTCCTCGTGCCGTTAAGCAGGTAACTGCTAAGGTTGACAACTTCAAGCTCACCGAGCGTATTCCTTACATCGTTGACCTTGCTGGCAACAAGTCTAAGTTCATCGACGCATTCGTTCCCGGCGCAGACGGCGCTGCTGCTAACCTTACTCTCCGTGAGGTTGTAGTAATGGGCTTCAATATCAATGACACTGACATCAACCTCTATGAGGGCTCCGGTGCAGATGTTCAGGCTACTGCTGCTAACTATCGTCCTGCAGTTTCTACTGCAAACGCTTTCGGTATCGACAGTGCTCTTGACAGCGTTGTTATTACCGGCGATCCCACTGATGTCGCTTTCGAGATCGGCTCTCTCCGTAGCCCTGATGCAGAGAACGGTACTTTCCGTGCAACTGTTACTTGGACTAAGGAAGGCGTTGCTCAGCGCGGCATGATCATGGGTCAGTTCGACCTCTCCAACGGCAAGCTCGTAACTGTTACTGCAAGCCATGCAGATATTACTGCAGTTAAGTTCAAGATGGTTCTCTCTCCTGAGACTCACAACAACGCACTCTCCGTTGGTTACGATACGAAGCATACTCCTGTAAACATCCCTGTTGGTGACCACTTCGAGTATGGCTTGTCTGAGGAATTCAAGGATGCTTCCGACAAGTACTACAACGTTGACGCTATGGCTCTCCTCACTGACTACATGGGCAGAGCAGTTGAGCAGGTTAAGGATATCGTTACTCTTGGTAAGTACCAGGAGCTCGCTGACGGTGCTGTTCTTACCACTACTTTCAACTGCACTCCTACTTCCAGCTTCGCACAGGGCAAGGAAGAGTTCATCCGCAGAGAGTTCGGTCCCTTCATCGAGAAGGTTTGCATTATCCTTAAGAACAAGGTTCGTATCCCCAACTGCCACTTCCGCGTAGTTGGTAACCCTCTTGACATCCGTATCGCAGCTTCTGCTGGTACTGAGTACATCTACAAGAGAAACGAGCAGTTCGCAGGCGAGATCGGCATCGACTATGAGTTCTCCGTAACTTCCGATGTTCACAAGATCTTCTACCTCAGCTCTGAGCGTGTTCCTGTAGGTCGCCTCTTCGTATTCCTCATTCCTAACAGCATCGAGAATAACATCTCTACTGTTAACCACTATGAGTACGCTACTTATGTATCCAATAAGTACCGCAACACGAAGAACAACCTTCCCACTGTAATGATCTCCACTCGTTACCTCACCAAGGAGTACTACCCTGTTGTGGCGACGATTAATGTAGTCAACAATCTTGTCGACGACGACTCCGTAACCACTGCTACCGGCACTGGCATGGAGAGCGCAGTATATGCCAAGATTTCCTATGTGAATGCATGAGGTAATTCAGTAAGGGAAGTAATCTCCGGATAATTTCTACTTAATGTAGGTTTAAATACCCCATACCCAATTGCGGGTATGGGGTTATTTTTCGTATCTATTATTAGGGCATCTAGTTTTACTTGTGGAACATCCTAATAATAACAATTTGATCACAAGGAGGCTTTATATGAAGACCTTTATTTCTAATATAACTGACGTCTTCGCAGAGCTCATTAAGAATCCTGATGCAGCTGGTGATTGTGCTGTTCGTCTTCAGGACCTTCTTAACGCAGCATTCGGAGATGAGCAGAAAACGATGACTCCCGTTGAATGTAAGAATGTATATATCTCTCGTAACAACAGCAACGATCCTTTCTATGCTATCGTTATTCCCGAGATGCCTGTAACCGGCGATTCTATTCTTACTATCGATTACATTTATAGATATGATGTAGACATCGATCTTGACAATGTGATCAGTAAATATAATAACTGTGGATTTACTGCAGAAGAGCTTGCAGCTTGGCTGGTTCATGAGCTCTATGCAAATATCTTTACAGATATCACTTTCACGAGATATAAGAAGCTCCTTATTCACTACTATGATGTACGTAATAAGGCTATCACAACTAGCCATAATAACCTCGGTTACATGAGCTGGTTCGGTGTATTCGGTAACACCAAGAAGGATATCATTACTGATAGCACTTCTGATGCAGTTTCTGACAATCTTCGTCTCTATGGTCTTGCAGACAATTGGAACTCTGCTCTCAAGAAGTTCATCTTCGCTACCGGTGGAGACTGGTCCATTATCACTAATGGATACATCGAGCAGGCTGATAAGGCTTGTCTTGAGCAGTTCAATAAGCTTGCAAGAAAATATACTGCGTACTGTGTAAAGTATGCTAACCCTGACTGGAAGACGCTTGTTAAGTATCTGACTACCAAGGTTGGATCTGAGTGTCTTAAGAACTATGTATCGAAAGAGCCTGAGCATATCGCTGTTATTCCTGAGAAGGACGTCAACGATATCTTTGATTCTCGTAGACTTCTCCGTGAGTCTTATCAGGCTGAGTCGCTCAATATCGATCTCGATGAATCTGTTCCCCAGACTCATGAAAATCCCCTCAAGATCGTTAAGGACTACTCCAAGATGACCAATGCAGACATCTTTGCAGAGATCTCCGAGCTTGAGCTTGATACTCAGAATGTATATACGCTTTCTGAGAAACTTCTCGTTGCTGCTAAACTGAAGGACTTCCTCAGAACCCTCCAGGATAGAATCGGCGACGATCCCACAAACGAAAATCTCCTGTCCCTCAAGGAAAAGGCTTACCAGCTTTCTAATAGATTGGTAGCAACCGATGTGAGTGAAGTATCTGAACTCGAAGTCGGCTAATTTATCATTCTCGTAGAAAGGAGGTTTTCATATGCTCAAAAGACCTACTTATGAGGAATACGATGAGTATATAATTGACTATGAAACTACGAATGTAAGTTTTATTGCAATGGCATCTATTCTTCGAAGAAAAGGTGTTAAGAACTATAACTTCTTCCTGAAACTGTACGATGAAGACCTCCAAGGAGTGGATCCTAAAGATCCCAATTTGTCTATGGCTATGAAGATGAAAGTCATCATGGAGTGTAGACGAAACTTCTGGTACTTTATCAGAGAAGTTATGTATATCCCTGGTGGACAGAGATTTACTCTCCATCGTGGCAACTTAGCAGCACTTTGGTGTTGTCTAAACAATATTCCGACCTACTTGGTTCTCCCTCGTCAGCATGGTAAAACCTGGGCAGTGATTGCATACGCTCTTTGGGTATTTAACTTTGCTTCTGAGTATACGAACTTCCTCTTTATGAACAAGCAGTTGGGAGACTCTCAGTTGAACCTTAAGCGTCTTAAAGATGCTAGAGCTGAGCTTCCCGATTACCTCAGAAATGATAAAGTTCAAACCTCTAAGGGTGAATTTAAAGATGGTCCTTCAAACGTTAATAAACTCTCTAACGCACTTCATAACGAAATTACCGTTAAAGCATCTGCTCGTAACCCGATCTCTGCCGATGAGCTAGGTCGTGGTATGACCGTGTCTTGGGTATGGATCGACGAGATGGCATTCTTGCAGTTCAACAGAATCATCTACATGGCGATGTCCCCTGCATGGTCGAAAGCAGCAGAAGTTGCAGTTGCTAAGGGTAGACCTATTGGTAAGATTCTTACTACTACTCCTTCCGACTTGTCAACTGACATGGGTAAATTTGCATATGAAATTCGTGGAGATGCAGCAAGATTCTCTGAAGATCTTTACAATATGGATTCTGATGAAATTGCTACCTGGATGGATAAGAACTCTAAGAATGGATATATTTATATCGAATATAACTATATGCAACTTGGACACAAAGATCCTGGTAAGTGGTTCAAGGAACAGTGTAAAGACATGCTCTTTGACTGGTCTAAGATCCGTCGTGAGATACTTCTTCAGTGGAACAATGCTTCTTCGAACTCTCCGTTCGACCCCGAAGATTTGCGACAGCTCAGAGCTATGTGCATAAACGAATCTGAAAATGACTCGATTACTATCAACAAGTACTACAAGCTTAATGTATATCGTCCGCTCCACTCTACTGATAAATACATCATAAGTGTGGATCCGGCGAAAGGACGTTATTTCACTGGCGTCGTTGTACAGCAATGTGCAACTAGAACCTATTTAAATTGCGACTATTTGCTAAAGCCCTTATGCTCGAAAGAGAACGAAAGTAGAAATAAGTTAAGGGATGACAAGTGGGAGAAATCCCTCTATTGCCGGTGCAATGCAAGATTCGCAGCTTAGTGAAATACACTAAGTTCAACGACTATCTCCATGTCGGAGAGTAGAGCACGTAAGTTAATGACGGCTCGAAAGAATAGGCTCCTCGAAAGAGGATGAAAATATAGTCTCAACTTCCAGAGAAAGACTGGAGCAGCAAAAGCGGGTTAGCGTTACGAACTAACCGAAGATAATTGGGTGATAAAGCCGACCGTACTGTAATTGAGGTTATCGATGCTCGTACTGATGAGCTTTGTGCAATATTCAAATCTTCTACAATCCAATATAAAGAAACCTTCCGATTTATCTATACTCTCTTTAACAAATACATTCCGAACTCGGTAATCGTAGTGGAGAATAACATCGATACGATCATTGAATACATCAAGAACTCGACGATGAAACATGCTCTCTATTATGAGCCGACTAAGACAGTTGTTAAGGAAAAGAAGAAGAATGGTTTCTCCAAACCTCAGTCTCGTGATAATATTGTCTATGGTGTCAACACCAATGCAGAGAACAGACCTAAATACTTTGACATTCTGTTCGGCATGATCAGAAATGAAAGAGAGAAGATCTGCTGCAGAGAGATGATTGAAGAGATTGAGACACTTGAGTACAAGACACCTACTCGTATTGAAGCTACTAGCGGAACCCACGATGACGTTGTACTTGCATATCTGATTGCGATGTATGTCAAGAGAATGGGTAACAACCGTGCTAGATTTGGTCTCTATTATACCGATGGTGAAGAGACAAGAACTAACACTGTAGCTGATTCTATATTCGCTTCTAAGATCACTGACTACAATAAACGTAGAAGTGTTGACGACGATGATGAGATGGATATGTATAATAATCCTTTCTGGGCTGACATTTTGACGGCTAGAGAAATGATGGATTATGATGACGAGAAACTTGCTGAGCGTCATGCTAAGAAGCGTGATATCAAAACGAAAGATGATCTACTTGAGTATCAAACAAACGTATTCACTGGTCAGAAAGATGTGGCTGGTATTAAGAATATTTCTACCAATGCTTTCTTTGAACTGAACGATCGTGGTGGATCTCATGACTATAATGGTTTCGATGATTTCGGAACTCATGCAGCAACGATCTACGACGATGACGGTGAAGGTGGTTGGTTCTAAATAAAATATATGGGATAAGGCTAATAATAAGCCTTATCCCGTTTTATTATATTCTTAAAAATATTATAAATATAAACCCGAAAAGGAGAATTCAATAAATGAATCACACAGATGATATGATTGAACAGGCTATTGACCAAGCCAAGTCTGATGAAGTATTGTCTGATATCGATGTTGGATATATTCAGGAATGTCTTGAAGGTCAGCTGGAAGATCTTCTGTCTGACTCTACCAAGAAGAACTACCTGAAGAAACTCGAAGAGAAGCTCAATGCTTCCGATATCGATGAGTCGGATAAAGCACTTGTGCTCAATGGTACATATAACCACGTAATCGATATGATTACTGAAAAGTTCAACTTTACTATTGATAGAACTGAGAACCGTCTTGATCTTATCGCTAAGACTCTGTATAAGTTCTTCGTTCTTCAGTACACCCACAACGTTACATGCTTTATCGAGTCCTTCATTCTCGAAAACCAGAAGACTATTGTTACAGAACTGTCTGAGAGAGATGATCTTAACACCCGTCACATCGAGGGTGTAAGCAGCAAACTTTCTCTTGTTCTCAATAATATTTCTGATGTTATCGATATTATTGAAGGCTCGTCTATTACTTTTGATGAGTTCGTTGACTACATCATCAAGCATGAAGATGCCAAGTCCTCTGTATCCCAGATTCAGAACTTTACGAATAGTATTATGTCTGACACTGAGGAGATCGTTGGTCTTATCCTTAATGGATTGATTAACGAAGATGAAGGATTCTCGAGCATCTATACTGAGCTCCAGTTGAATCTTTACAACAGATTCGCAAATGATAATTAAAGGAGAAACACAACACATGGAAAATAATAACCCTAATGTAAATATCAACCCTAACAAGGTCTACGGATCCTCTGTACTTGAACAGATTCCTACTCCCGTTGAGGAGGAAGCATTCAACGATCAGGAAACCACTAAGTTCACTGATGAGGAAATCTCTGAAATGCGTCAGGAACTCAAGGCTGGAGATGAAGGGGTTGTGAAAGAAAAGATTACTACCGACGCACTCTCCGGAGTAACTGCATCTTCTAAGGTAAGCGAGGAATACGCTGAACTCGATAAGATTGATGCAAGCGTCGAAGCTCATAACATTCGTGGAAAGACACTTCCCGAGCATACTATCGAAAGAATCAAGACAATGGTTGGTGTTGATATCACCACCGATGATTCCCACCGAATTGCTCAGTACTTCGAATCCTTTGGCGTAAATGCTGATGGAGAACCGGCACTTGTGGACGTAACTTTCCAGAACTGCAATAGTGAGGACGTTCGTGAAGCACTTGGTACATCTATTATGGATGTAATCACCAAGCTTGCTGATAACGATGATGAAGCCGATCGTATTGCAAAGAGACTCATGGAGCAGATCTATGCGTCTTATCATGCTGCTGTCGAATACAACGATGATATGAGAGAACTCTCTATGATCACAAGAAGAGTTAAGGAGATGGCAGATAAGGGTATTGACCCTAATATAAGAAATATTGACAATGTTTCTGAAGAGGCGGTTGAGAACCAGCTTAAGGATCTTAACCAGACTCAGAAGTGGATCGAAAGATATCTTGAGATCAGAAGCAAGCTCGATTCTCGCAACAAGAAGCTCAAGCAGGATTATACCATTGACGATATCGATACGAAGACTATCGAGGAAGTTAAGGTAGCTCTTGATGATGCACTTGAGATGAAGACTCTCCTTGAGGGCTGTCTCTCTCCCAAGTTTGTTGCGGACTTTAAGAACCATAAGGAATGTGACAGAATCATCAAGAACTGGATCACTGATATTAAGAATGATCCGGATACTCTGTATACATTCCCCACTAATGATTACTACACGATCGAGAAGACAAAGACTGACGTACTTGACTACTTGTACGGAGCTTTGTTAGCTCAGCAGTATATTGATCATCCTATTCCCGAGGATGCAATGACTGATGATCCTGGTCAGTATTATATTAAGTCTGGCGTAGCTACGAAGCAGGATATCCTTGTTATTAAGGAGAAAGCATACCTTATCCTGTTTACTATCGCTAAGACTTTTAAATATAAGAAGCTCAGATTGAATATTTACATGAGAAGAGTTCTTTCTTACACTCTCGATATGATGAGTAAGATGAACAATCCTGTTTACCGTGTGAAGTTCTTCGATCTGGCTAATACGCTCTATTCACGTTACATCAAGTAATAAACCATGAAAAGGAGATTTTAACCAATGGAAATTTTCATCGATGTACTATTTGTGATTCTCGCTGTGCTTATTACCGGCGTGCTCGCAGTTCTTGCAGCTCTTGCATTCAAGGCAATCAAGAGTCTTCTCAAGAAGATGGGCATTCAGATCAGCACTGAACAGGAGAACGCTATCAAGAATGGCGTCACTCAGGTAGTTCAGTGGCTCAACCAGACACTTGTCGGAAAGCTTAAAGAAGCCAACCCTGATAACAAGCTGACAGAAGAGCAGATCGCTGAGATCAATAAGAAGGCGAAAGATATGATTGGAACGATCCTTACTGCAGATCAGATTGAGTTGCTTATGGAGAAATACGGCGATATGGATCTGGCACTGGATATTCTTATTGAGTCGACAGTTGACACGAACCATGCTACAGTCTACACTGCACTTCCGATCATCGCAAATACTGATTCCACAAGCGGCAGCGTACCGGCTGAACCGACCGAAGAAACTGTGGAGTAATCAAACAAACAGAGGTAGATAGGAGAAATTCCTATCTACCTTTTTTATCATTTAAGCCGTAAAACAACTATATAAAAGGAGGAGACTGCCCATGAAAACTAATTTACTCAAGTCTGAAAATGGACAAATCTTTTATACTGGTGCTAAGATGGAGCTCTTTGTTCCCTCCGAGTACTTTAAAACTAGATTAGCTGAGGAAGTTGGTACGGGGTATAAGATCTTCGGATATGTTAGAGCCTATCATTACGACGAAAAGAATGATAATAGACAATCCGCAACTAAGAGCGTACTTGCATACCCTCTTATGTTTTATACAGTCCCTGATTCGGTCACTGTTGAGAAGATTAATTTCTTCGGAACCGAAGAGAAGTACCATGTCTTCACTTACTACAAGAATAGTGTAGTCTTTGCTAATAGTGAAATTATTCAAGATGCTAATAATGTACAGACTTTCTTCAATATGTTGATGAATGGTAAACTGGACATTGTTGAGTATAAAACTATCCCGAGAATGCTCCAGCTCTGTAAGATCTATAATGGGGTATCTTTCGGAGTTCCTGCTATGTATGAGGAAGTAATCATTGCTGACTACTATCGTAATCCTGATGATCCTAGAGAGCCTGCACGATTTGTTGCAGCTGTCACCGATAAGGATCCTTTCTTCGCAAGAGGTATCAGTCAGAGAGAGAAAGTAAGCTATTCTTCCACCTTTGCAGGTATTACTTTTGAGGATATTAATGCGATGATGGTCATGGCTGATAACGCTAAGCGTGAGGGTCGTGAGGAGAAAATCTCCGAGGTTGAGAAGGTAACACTTGGTTTAAAGTGATTATTTCTTGCTATAAATAACATTACATTAATGATTCTGATATTTCAATTCAATAAATGATATAATTAATCCACGATAAGGAGGATATAACTATATGGCTAAATTGGTTTATCCTAGCTCTATGCCATATGATGAAGTGAATATTGTAGACAATAGTGTCTATGAAGATATTATTGTTGATGTGAACGCTGGTATTCCCACTGGTCCCATTGCATTTATCCCCTTCATCTCACCTCGTGGCTATGGAGAAGATAATAAACTCGTCTATATGGACGCTACAAGACTTAGCCGTTATGGAACTCCCAACCTGAACAAGTATGGTCTCTCCCTGTATCTTGCTGCAAGATTTATCCAGGGTGGTGGTACCGTTCTTGGTATGCGTGTTGTTCCTGCTTACGACGAGACTAAGTCTACTGGTGCAACATATGCAAACGCATGTGTATACGCACTTGTTTCGGCTTCTAAGATTACCTACGGTGTCAAAGCCATCACTTCCGGCAATGTAGCTGCAGACTTCAAGACTGCATCTGCTGAAGATCTTGAGATCACGGTTGCAGAAGGCGAGACTCTCTATAAACTTTTCGTAATCAGAGCTAAGGCTGCTGGTAACTTTGCTAACAGCTTCTACTTTACGATCACTGCAGATGCTACCATGAACACTGCTGCTGAAGAGGAAGGTCTCGATGCTTTCTTCTACAAGTTCGCAGACAGCGATGGTGGCGAAACCCTCGACGGTAACCTCGTCTTCACTTTCGCAGAGGACTTCCTCTACAATGAAGAGTCGATGGATCCCGTTGATGTATTCGACGACTACAGCGAGAACGTTGTATTCGAGAAGATCACCGGCGACAATGGTTTTGCTGCATTCATGACGGCTATTAAGGCTGACGGTTCTGCCGACTTTATTACGGCTAGTACGTATGTTGCTAAGGATGAGACGGGCGTTGCTACGACCACTTACACCGTTGACAACACTGCTCTTGCTGGTACTACCATTAGCCTCTCCGGTGCAATTGACATTTGGGGTGGTAAGACCTTTGACTGGGATAATGACCCGTTTGCTGAAGCACTTGCTGTTGCTTACGGTAACGCTGGTGAAGCTCCTGCAACTGAAAACCCCTGCTACAACGACCTTATCTATGATCAGGCTCGTTATCCGTTCCAGTATATGTTTGCTCCTACCTATGACGCTGCTGTCATGCTTTCGATGCATAAGCTTGTTCAGGACAGACATATCACCCACGCAAACTATATCGTTCCCTACAAGGCAACCTATGCTGCTCAGATCACTAACTGGAAGGCTGTTGAGACTGCAAGTCAGGTAATCCTCGACGACTGGAGAGAAGTATTCGTACCTGAGTGGTGCTATGTACGTGACGTTTACACCGGTAAGAAGATCAAGGTTCCCGCAGTGTACATGGATGCTTATGGCTATCCTAAGCACTGGATCGAGAGACAGGGTCGTCCTTATGCCGGTCTTGCTAACTACTCTTGGACTGACTACGAGACTAACACTGTTATGCCTTGTACTTCGTCTGCTGCTCAGCTCATTGCTAACCACAATGCTCGTTTCAATACGATGGTTGAGGATGGCAACGGCGTAGCTGTTCCTTACGAGCA